CACCTATGACGGCATTGATGTTGATTACCTTGCACAAGTTGCCGAGGAATGTGGGGCAGATGGAATTGGTAAATACTACCATCAGGACTTTGTGCATGTTGATGTACGAGGATATGCAGCACGTTGGAATGATCTTTATTAAATAGGGGGCTAGATATGTATGAGAAATGTAAAATATACCTCAACGCGGTTAAATCTCAAGTTACTGTTAAGCAGTTTATTATGCTTGCTTGTGCTTTGTTGCTCATCATTGGTGCATGCCAGCTCATCGACGGCTATCTCACAGCAAGAGGAAACTATCAGCGTGCCATTGAGCGATTGGAACAAGCTCAAAACGAACTTAATCGAAGCCGACGCCTCAATCAAGAGCTCAAACTTGTCATTGAACGAAGCTCAGAGCTTAACAGTCAAGCAGGCGACCGAATTACAAGAATTGAAGATTATCAACGAAGAACGGAGCAAGGAATTGGCCGAGCTCAAAACTATCAACAAGAAACAGGGCGAAGAGTTAGCGAAAGCGTCGCAAATAACAACAGAGCAAGCGAACTCATTGGACGCAGCTTACGCATCATCGAACGAGTTGAAAGTGGAACTAAAGAATAATAAACGAACAGAACAAAGGTTACGCCGCCAACGTGATACATGGGCGATTAGCAATGCTGCACTTTTCTTGGCTAGTGCTTTGCGCAGATAACATGGAGGTGATCCCATTTCTCCTTACTGCATAAAGGTGGATATGCAGACAACTTTTGATTATTAAACAAGGGAACTTACTATAAAAGTAGGTGCCCTATTTTTTTGCAGTTTTGACATCAATTTGACATCAATTTATATTAAAATATGCTAAAATATATAATTATATATGTTATATAAAAGCTGATAGATACTGTATTCCTTGAGTTTATAAATATTTATTAAATGCCACGCCATCTTGAGGGGGTGGTGAGCGTACGCTCGTGAGGGTTCAAGTCCCTCCAACCGCACCAAATATAAGGACCTACAGTTCACTGTAGGTCCTTCTTTTATATCTGTATGAGCAGAGTTTTATGGGAGAGATATTTGGTGGTAATTGGAATCATCCGTATGCACTGGGGGCAGCAGTGAGCCCTGAGAGAAATTATATTATTTATTTCTGTCAGCAAGGTTAATTGTAGGTTTTATATTGTAATTAGCTGATTTAATCTCTTTATAAATAGCAATTATTAAACTAAAAATAAATTATTGACATAAAATATTTTAAAATATAAAATAATTGTAGACATACTGGCGTGTCAAAAAGGGATTAGAGAGTTTAGCCAGATACAATATGATATAGTTCGAGAGATCTATATACAAATTAAGACATGTTACGAGAGAGACGAGAGAAGAGTAACATGTCTTTTTTGTATACCTAAAAACAGATAATAGCTCGTTTTATATAGTATAATTACAGCTTTTTATACTACGGCTGATAAATAAATATAGTAAAAAATAAATAAAATATGGATGCTACAAGAACTTCGTGCAGAAATTGCTGTATTAAAAGCAAGCATGACAAAATAATATAATTATAGTTATAGACAGGCACCTCCTTATGTATTACAATGTAATACATAAGGAGGTGCTTTGTATGTCAAATATTTCTGTGAGACTTAATGAACAAGAAGAAACACTGTTTAAAACTTATGCGGAATTTATGGATGAAACCTTGTCAACACTATTTAAAAAAGCTTTACTAGAAAAAATCGAAAATGACTTTGATCTTAGGGTGGGTCAAGAAGCTTTGAAAGAATATAAACAGGATCCTGTTACATATTCTGTAGCAGAAATGCGTGCAAAGTATGGTTTATAAGCTAGAGTTTAGTAAACGGTTTGACCGACAATTTTCAAAGTTGGATAAGTCAACACAACGTTATATTTTTAATTGGTTGATAAAACATTTGGATAATGTAGAAAATCCACGATATTCTGGTAAATCGTTAACTGGTAATAAACAAGGATTGTGGCGGTATAGAATTGGCAACTATAGAGTTATTGTTGACATTAGTGATACGAATTGTGTGATTATAGCGGTAGAAGTAGGTCATCGAAAATTTATTTATAAGTAG